CCTGCGGTTAATTTAAAAGTGAAGCGTTTTGAATATATTACCAATCCGGCGGCAGAAATATCTCCAATTATGAAAGATGCGAAAATTATGCTTAACCAGATAGAATCAAAATTAATGAGAGTGGAAAGTGTGGGTGCTCCAGGACTCGGTGAAAAATCGAAATATATTACTAGAATAGAGGCGTTAAGAAAAGATCTTGCAGCGACAGAACAAGTAATACAAAAAGAGTTTCAGGCTGCTGAAGGTATTACTCGTCATATAGACAATGTAAAAGAGGCTGGAGCAAATGTTAAAATACTGGAAACATTAGTTAATGATATAAATAAGACACTCGCTAAAAGTAACGCCCAGCCCATTGCAAATTTAGCGGAGATAAAAGCTCTTCAAGCCAGAAACTTAAAATTGGTGCGAAAACTAGGTCGTGAAAATGTAGAAAATCAAACGCCTCGATATGGCGTTGGTGATCATCAGACTTACACCATGCACGGCGATGAGAGATATATTGAGGATGTTATTTATTATCCTAAAAAAATTCCTTACAACCGTAATGTTGATCCTTCTCACTTTGAATCACTAAAAGGTGAAGACTTTATGAATCAAATTTACCACGCCCGTTATGGAATGAGAACGGTGGGTGGCCCCGAAAGAAACAAAGCATTTGTTCTTCATGAAGCGCAGTCGGATGTGCATCAAAAAGCTTATGAAGCTATGGTGAATTATCCAAGTAAACTAAGAGTTAACCCTTTCAATACTGAAGCAGAGTTTGCCCAGGCAACTAGAGCTCTACAAAATATTTACGATAAAATGAAAGTGATTCATGCCAAACAATGGCCTAGTTATGCAGATCGACAAGCATTAAGATCTTTAAGACAACAGGGAGACGAATTAAGAAAAAACACGGTTAATGCAACTAATATTGCTCAAGCGGTCGCTAAAAGATCAGACAACACTATTCCATTTTTACCCATGCTCGAAAGAGATGTGTGGGGAGACCACCTGGTTAAACATATGGCTAAGACGGCAGCCGCTAATGATGTCAAATGGTTTGCCATTCATCCTGTAGAACGATTACACGTTTTAAAACGTTCTGGAGATAGATCAGATGCCATAGGTAAACTGGGAGATTGGGAATTTTATGGAACCGCTACCGGTAAAGGAGGAATGCCAGGAGTTAAAGGCTATTCCGATGTTAGACGTTCTAATGTTAAAGTCGTACCAACTAACTCTAAACTGACGGCTGTTTTGCCAGAAAGAATGATTAAATTGGCGCAACAATATAATTCTGAGGCCAGAACGATTGCGATTTCAAAATCCGATCCAACGAAGCCGTGGAAAGTTGTTGAAAGTATCTCTGCGGGTCCCGAATCTAACGCGCGAAAGCTAGGATTCAGAAAGCCGGTGGATGAACATGTAATGGCATTTGAAACGGAAGCGGAAGCAAAAGCCTTTAGCAAAAATGGAGAAGGGGGCCTTAAAATTCTTAAACTTGAGGCCAATGACCCTAGACTTTACTCTGAAGCTTTTGGATTGAAAATTACACCAGATATGTTAGAAAAGCCTTTTAAACTTTATAAGAAAACAGGCGGTCTAGTAGTGGATATATTTAAATGGTAATATAAAAGAAGTTTAAACAAGGAGATATATATATCATGGCAAAGAAAAAACTAAAAAAAATTATTGGGGCAATTGGTGCTGGCTTAGCGGCTCATGCTATGTCTAAAGCAGGTGCATCTGGGTCAAAAGCTATTCGCTCTAAATATTTTGGTGGTTTAGATACTGGAGATGCAAAAGTTGCTGAAAATCTAGGTCTATGGGACAAAGGTATGGAGAAAATCGGTAAACAAGGCGGTGTATCCAAAGAAGGAAAAGATGTTTGGAAAAATAAAAAAAGTTGGAAACCAGACTGGTGGCCTTGGAATAAAGGTGGCGCTATTAAAGCATATCAAGGACAATTAGTTAAATCAGAAACTAGAGGCACAGGTGCAGCAGTTCAAGGTACTACTCACGAAGTAATGCCTGGAATGAATGCGGCTAAAAAAGGTAAAATGATTAACGCTCGACACGGTACTCAAGTACGAACTCGAGGTTCTAATCCTGATAGTTCTTGGACTACTCAAGGTGGAGAAGTTAAAGTTGCAACTAAACTGAATGGTGTTCTTACAACTAGAACTTGGTAAACATGGCAGATGTGGAAAGAGAAAATCCAGTCGTTGAAGAAGAAGGCTTGGCGACTGAAGAAGAGGTTGCTGTTGAAGTTGAAAAACCTAGCGAAGAAGCTGTTGAATATGGAACAGAGGAAACTTCAGAGGTAGACGACTTTTACTCCAATCTAGCTGAAGACATGGATGAACGTGTTCTTCAGAGACTTTCCAATACATTAGTTACTGAATACAAAAAAGATAAGATTAGCCGAAAAGACTGGGAGACGACTTATAAAAATGGTTTAGATCTTTTAGGATTTAAATACACTGAAATGTCTCGTCCTTTCAGAGGATCGGCTAATGTTACTCATCCACTGCTGGCAGAAGCAGTTACCCAATTTCAAGCACAAGCTTTTAAAGAACTTCTTCCTCCTGACGGTCCGGTTAGATGTAAAATTGTAGGAGAAGAAACTCCAGAGATACAAAAACAAGCAGATAGAGTTCAAGATTTTATGAACTATATGCTAACGGAAAAAATGCAAGAATATACTCCAGAGATGGATCAACTTTTATTTTATCTTCCATTAGCTGGATCCGCTTTTAAAAAAATTTATTATGATGAAGTAATGGAAAGAGCTGTAGCAAAATTTGTTCCAGCAGAAGATTTAGTGGTTCCATACTTTGCAACCGATTTATTAGGATGTGAAAGAATTTCTCACGTTGTAAGAATGAGTGAGAATGATATTCTTAAAAGACAAAAAGCAGGTTTTTATAGAGATGTTGAATTAAAAGTAGTTCAACCTAAAACTGATGAAATTCAGAAAAAATATAATGAACTAGAAGGAATTACTCCAATAGCAGACAGGCCAAGTAGCTATAATATTTTAGAAATGCATGTGGATTTACATTTAGAAGAATTTGAGATGCATAATGCGCCTAGAGAAGTTAAACTTCCTTACATTGTAACTCTTGATGAAGGATCCAATGAAGTTTTATCAATTTATAGAAATTATAAACCTGATGATCCTTTACACAACAGAATTGAGTATTTTAATCATTATAAATTCTGTCCAGGATTAGGATTTTATGGTTTTGGCTTAATTCACATGATTGGTGGGTTATCCAGAACCGCAACACAAGCTTTAAGACAACTATTGGACGCAGGAACACTAAGTAATCTTCCAGCAGGCTTTAAATCAAGAGGAATTCGAATTAGAGACGACGATCAACCCTTTGCACCAGGAGAATTTAGAGATGTGGATGCTCCAGGTGGAAATATTAAGGATCAATTTCAAATTTTGCCTTTTAAAGAGCCTTCAGCAACACTTTTTCAACTTTTAGGTTTTGTAGTACAAGCTGGACAAAAATTCGCTGCCATTACCGATATGTCAGTAGGACAAGATAGTCAAAATAGGGCGGTTGGAACTACAATGGCTCTTTTGGAGCGTGGTTCTAGAGTCATGACGGCTATTCATAAGCGTTGTTACAACGCGATGAGACAAGAATTTAAGCTTTTATCATCCATTTTTGGTACCTATTTGCCTCCAGTTTATCCTTATGCAGTTTATGGTGCAAACAGAATGGTAAAGACACAAGATTTTGATGAGAGAGTTGATGTTTTACCTGTTGCAGACCCTAATATTTACAGTTTAAGTCAAAGAGTAACTCTTGCAAACGAACAATTAAAAATTGCAATGTCTAACCCAGGTCTACATAACATACGAGAATCTTATCGAAGATTGTATGAAGCACTAGGAACTAGGGAAATTGACAAAATATTAAAACCAGAACCACCTGTTGTTCCGAAAGATCCAGCAATTGAAAATGCTGAAGCATTAAAAATGCAAATACCCCATGCATTTCCAGACCAGGATCAAGACGCACACATTCAGTCACACTCAGCCTATATGCAATCCAGAATGGTTCAAATTAATCCAATGGTATATGCATTGCTTCAAGGACATATTTCTCAACATGTTAGTTTAAAAGCTCACGGAGAAATAGGAATGGAAATTCAACAGAATCCTCAACTTCAGCAAATGCTTCAATCAGATCCTAAAGGAGCGCAGATTAAAGTGGCAGGAATGATTGCACAACGATGTGCAGACATTACACAAAAATTAGTACAAGGGGAACTGACGGGTAAACAACAAGATCCATTGGTTGCATTGAAACAAAGAGAATTGGATTTAAAAGCTATGGATATGCAACGTAAGTCAGCTGAAAAACTAGCTGAAGTAGGTATGACAGAAGANCANTTTGANGAAGGCATTGATATGCAGAAGATGAAATTAGAAAGCGTTGAAGATCAAGCAGGAGAAAGAATTAGAATAGCTGAAGAAAAATTACAACAAACACGAGATATAGCCGAAGCGAAACTTCAAATAGAAAAAATGAAGAGAACGGCTGAGGATCGTAGAACTAAAGCAATAGGGAGGAAAAAATAATGCCAGGAGGAGCAGGACGAGAAGATTATACCCCAATGCCAACAGGCGGATCGGGTGCTAAGTATAGTGGTAATGGTAGCAAGAGTGGAACGGGAAATGGCCAACACCTAAAAACCAAAACTACATTTACTTCTAAGACAAAACCAAAAGATACAACTACTCAAGGAACTAAATCTACATTCGTTCCAAGTTTTGGAATAGCTGCTTTTCAGGCAGCGAAAAAATGGAGTGATGCACAGAAATTAGGACAAAGAACAAAATTTGCACAAGATGAAGGTTTAAATCGAGAATGGGCTATGTCGCATCAAGGTTTAAAACAGACTAAATCACATCACGGTATAAAGAGCACTGGTTCAACACTCGATGTAATGAGTGATCAGGGAAAAGATTATTTAAAAGAGGCAGGTTATGGACCTTTTCAAGACAAGTCGACAGGAGGGGGTGATGGAACTGGACAATCACAAACATGTCCAGATGGAAGTTTGCCTCCGTGTCCACCAACAGCAACAGTGGCACCAACAGCAACAACTACTACACCAACCAATACCGGTTGGCAATTTTATCCAACTAATAGTAATTATATAACTGGAGAAGGTTATGACGAAGGCGGAGGAGTTAAATTTGGACCCCCACCTAAAAAAGGGCCTAATCCACAAGTACCACCCATTAAATTTTCTAGAGGTGGCGGTTGTGCTATACGTGGAACAAAATTTTCAGGAGTAAAATAATATGTGGTTTGGTGCTATTAAATTAGCTCTTAACGCTGGAACTCACATTTATAAAAAGCGTCAAGAGACAAAGATGGCTATGGCTGATGCGCAACATATGCATGCGCGAAAGATGGCCAGCGGCGAGGAAACTTACCAGGGCAAACTTTTAGAATCCCGAGACAAAGATTATAAGGATGAGGTCGTTTTGGCGATTCT